CTGACGTGACACCTATGTACTCCACACCCCTTCCTACTCTGTCTACCCCGAGAACCTCGGCGAGCAGTACCTCTATTTCGGGCTCGCTGTCGGCCAGACGCGTCTCTATGTCTGTCACACAAAAACACGTGCCCTGCATTCATTGTCATCTCCAACGTCACCATCCACGCCGCCAAACCTTCGTTTTAGGTAGGCTGGACGCTCTTGAACTGGTATTTTCTTTACAAATTCTGGACGAGTAAACAACTTCTTCTCAATGACTTTAAAAAATGGTCCACAAAAGACCTTAAATCTATCATCACGAGAATAAATGCCACGCAGATGCTTGAAACCAACATAACTCTCATTTTTCCCAAACGACTTAACGACATGTGAATCATTTGGAAAATAAAAAGGGTGTTTGCCAATTCCAATTGTGCTCCTGTACAGATCACGGAGTTTTGTTTTTCTACCAATAGTATAATTTGTACCCTCTAACCACGTATCAACTGAAACATCAGTCGAAGGTGGCAAGGGCTCCATATTTTGCTTTAACCACTTGTCAACGAACCGACCAAACCGCCTCATACGATTAAGATCAATCGGTGGCGTTGTTCTCCCTATCCTACCCAACACACCTGATATGGCTGTGAGTGGGTCTACAGGGTCTGCCTGGGGGTTTGAATACCCAGTGACCTCATTCCCCAAACTGACACGCAAAGGATTGCGAGTACTAATGTTAAGAGCAAATATCTTAAATTTAATCCCCGAAAAATTACAAACAATCTTGGGGAGACTAACCTCTCCGACTCGGTAACCATACTTAACGAGTCGATGTCGGTTTGGGGCCTGGGAAAATGGCCTTGTCAAAACCGTGAATTGACGTACTGACAAGTTCGATAAGCCAAATATTTTGTGGCTGTAATCATGGCTGGGTCGTCATAAACTGAAACATTAACAGTATTAGTGTGACGCTCAGCCGAACTTAAAGCACGCCAAGTCTCGGAGTCGGCTTGGCTCAAATGGTAATTGGCAGGAGTAACTAATTGAACATACAAATCATACCAAAAAGGTATATCTCTACTAATCCGGGTTAAATTTCTAACAGGTATTGATCTACCGCACATCCGGTAAATTTCTACTTCCTCGTAATGAACCCAACAAACAACACGTTCCTTATGAACTAATTCAGTCTTTCGACCGATGTCGTTTCTTAGGTCTGCCATAGGCATAATGACGTGACGGAGATACCTCACCGTCACTCTCACCCAGATTTCTCCAGGCAAACACATCATTAGACAGCTCCGAGCACCCAGGCTGTCCGCACTTACAATGGGGTACTCGTACTGGAAGTTTAAAGACTGCATACTGGCAATCAACTCAGGTATATTTGGAGCAGGCGGCGCCCCTGGATTTCCAGGGCCAACTACTCCCGCATTTGGATGAAAGACAACTAACTTCTTATCGTCAATATCAATGACATGCTCTGGAGCCTTAACATCAAGTTCAGCTTTCGCCTCACCCTTGACTTCGGCTTCAGGAAAAAGTTTCTTCATATCGGCAACGCCTTTAGGAAAGTATTTGTCTTCAAAATCCGGTTCATCGACAATATGTTGAGGTATAAAGATGGCATTTAAGGGTTTATCCTCATCACCATCAAACAAAACATGTTTATGTTCCTCATATGGGTCGACCCACTCAGGATTAACGGGAGGTGGCATTTCAATAGGCACACTCGGTGCGGGGAGGTCAGTGAGGCCCCGTAAGGCACAGAATTCCTCATTTACACGTTCCCTGCGCCTTTTAGCCTGTTTCTTAGCGCGCCGTGCTAGTTCACGGCCGCTTACACGAGGTTTTACCACAGGAGATTCAACAACTTCATGCACGTAAAGGCAATTACGCCAGGCACATTTTCCATTTCTGGTCCAAGAGCGACAAGCGCCTGTGCTCTTGGCAATTTTCTTTTGTGACCAGCGCGTTCGTTCGGGGGCCCCTAAACTTGGAGCAAGTGTGGTGGGACCAACTGGGAATTGTAAACCCCCAATTGAATCATCACCTGCATACACACCACCATAAACGAACTTCGGGTGCAATCTGTTCTTCATCTCATAAAACTGTGCGGGAGTAAGGGTAACAGGTACCTTACAAACACACTCTTCTTGAAAACATATCGGACAATATTCAATACCAGCCGCCTTCTTATTTTCCACCTCTTCCTGACGAGACACATACACTGGTGAAGTGGGTGTGTAGGGTGGAGAAGGGGGTGGTGTATCACGTACATAAGACTTCGGCGTGGTATCAAACTTATACGACGGGCTATCAGAAAGGGGCGTTCTAGAGCCTAAATCCGCAACAACCTCATTTTGATCATAAAGTGGAGTACATAAACATAAGAAAATGCAATCACCACAATTTTCACAAAACAAAGACGATTCATCTTCATCCGGGGCGAGGGTTCCATCAAGGCGCCGATAAGTCGGGTCTATACACATACAGAAATCCAACCTTGCGGCCGAACATTCTGGACATGAAGTCGCCTTCTTACATGTACACTTGACTTCGAGACAAACTAAACACAATTCATTGTCCCATACCTCATCCACAACCTTGCTATCATTGTCAATGACGAACCTAGCATCAAATTCGTCACAGAGTGGACTAACTCCACCAGTCGTATCTAATAAATCACATTGGACACCGGGTACGTCGGGTTCCAAAGGAGGCAATTTCTCTTCCACGTCCATTACCTTCAAAGACGTTTCCCCCGCGCCAGAGGGGATAGCAATAGAATTACCAACCCACGAAGGGTCGGGAACACCGTCACTAAAAACACCGGGCACTTTTGGCACCCAACGGTGGCTATCATGTGAACTAAACCGGGACATCTCAGACCAAGGTCGTCGACTCTTACGTTCAGAACTCATCTCAAGCAAGCGGAATCCACCCAG